AGGCGTCCCACCCCTTAGGCAGCTTACCGATGTAGTTGACGTGCCAGCCGCTCAGCAGCACGGGTGGGGTAAGCACTTCGCCGGTGTCGGGGTCGTAGGTGCCGCCTGTGTAGATGGGGCCGACAACATCCAGAGCGTGGGTGTGGCTGGCGGTGAGCACCACGGTGTCGCCGTCGTCATTGGTGGTGGTAAGGCCAGCAGCATCCAGGGCAGCCATGCCGGTGGATTCGTCGGGGAATCGGAGGTAGTGCGTCATTGCGTGATTGCCTGCAGCGTGGAGTTCGGGAGGCGCTGGGGCCAGTAGGTGAGGCGGCGGATGGTGCCGTTTAAGGAGCCGCCGCCAAATGAAGAACCAATCTCTAATTGCGTAGCTGTAGGCAATGAGCCCGCTCCGCTTGCAGGCGTAACGCCATTAAGAGTAAATGCTCTATCACTAGCAGCGTAAGCAGTTGCTGATCTATACGGAATTAAAGCGGTAGGAGTGCCAGATACGTCTAGCCTCCCCTGACTAACGTTTGCTACAAATGTATTGGATGATAGCGTATTGGATGCGGTTGCAAAAGCTGGAATTAATTGATCACTTCCACCGTTGTTAATGTTGCAAACAGTTTGCACAACGGAACTATCCCTACCGCTAAATTGCCAGGCTGTATGAACCGTCCCCTCATTCTGCCGATACCAGGAGCTGAAGTTCGTGCCCGTGATGTTGGCAACGTCCCCGCTGCGGGTGACTGCGGCGGCGGTGGTGGGGATGTAGCTGGTGGGGAGGGCTCCGGCTTCTAGTTGGGCGCCCCACAAGAGCCCAGCGGAGTTAGAAACACTATCAATTCCGTCAATTAAAACTCCGTTTGAACTAAAAGACGCAATGCACTGGTAACTCGTTGCCGTGTCGGAAGTTGCAGTAACTGTTAGTCGATACCAACCATTTGGATATGCCGTAATAGACGCAGACGGTCCAGTAAAAGTGCCACCAGCAACCGTTGCTGCGGTGCTTATGGTGCCAGAGCTGATATTAAAAACAACATCAACTTTATTTGGAAATGTGCCTTGGCATCTTAAGGCGCAGAAGTTGCCGACTGATTGTTTTACAAAAACGGAAAAAGTGTACTGAATGGCTGAGGCGGCTTTTGCAGGTGCTTGTGAAATAAAGTTTGAACCAGTAATAGCCCTGGTCCACAGGTCAGCAGTGGTCGCACCACTCGGGGCAACAGCGGCATTTGCTGTAATTGTTGGCAGGGTTGTACCAGAACGTGGCCACGCCGCATTATCAAACTCCTCACTCCTCAGCAACGAATTAGTCCTCGCCTCCTCCACCAGCAGGCCCAGGCTTTCGCCGGTCGTGGGGTTGTGGTTAAACCTCGGCACATCCACAGCTGCCGTCTGCAGCGTTCCCGCGCTGTCGATGAAGGTCGCACTGCTAGCGCGAGTAAACGTAACTAAATTTAGACCAGTTGCAGAATCAACAAGACTTTTAGTAGACGCAAAGTTTAAATCAAGGGCAGCAGATTTAAAAGTATTTGAAACAAAACTGCCAACAGCAGCGCCACGTGCACTAGGAATTGCTAAAAACATATCTATCAGGAAGTGGTATCACCTGCAAACAAGTACTCGTTTGCAACAACGCTAATTAACGATGAAACAGAATATTGCCCGCCAGTTTTATTTGCACTGGACCTTAAACGCAAAGTGACGCCTGCACCAGCAGAAACCGCAACCTGACCTGTACCGTACTGAACAACGCTGCAGTTAAATCCAACGCCTAATCCACTTGGGATTGTTAAAGTAACTGCGGAACCGTTTGTAAAAACAATGACTTTACCGTTATCTGTTGTCTTTAAAGTATACGTTGTACCTGATTGAGTGTTAATAGCTTGCGCTGTAAACTGATAGTTATCAGCAAAAATGCCAGGAACATCAACATAGGAATTAAAAACCATTATCCCGTTGCTTGGGTTAAGTGAAACGTATCCAGAGATGTCCATAGTAAATTTTTATCTTGAGTCAATTTTAAAGCAAGATAATCAAGCTTGTGCTTCTGTCCAGGACATACGCGCCTGGATGGAGTTAGTAGCAACTGAACTTACATTTGTTACCCTAACGGTAACCACATCTGGACCATCAGGATAAAGATTCGCAACAGTAGTAGGAACGTTAGCGTTTACGCCACCGCCAAGAATACTTGTACCTAAATCACGAACAAGAGTAAGTTCCTGTTGAACAACGGATGGAGTGTATACAAAGAATGAGAAGATGCTTTCACCGCCCGTCACAGTTGTGCCAGCTGAATGGTAGGAGACCTGTGCCAAGCTAGAGCCGCCAGTTGCCGCAAAAGTTCCGGAGCTTACCCGACCATTGAGGATGAGTTCAACGCGGAAGATAGCAGCGGTCCCTGTAGCAGCGATGTCCATCTGGCGCAACGTAAGCTGCATACGATTAATCAGGTCTCTTGCACCAAGAGCACCGGTCAAACCAGAGTCAACGCTTGGTGCCAGGCGAACACTCATTAGAGCAACAGTACCGCTTGCAGCAATGTTGGAAAGAGCCGTTGTCATGCCAGCCTGGAATACGAATGATTTGTCGTCGTCGTAACGACCATCCATGATTACAGCGGAGCCCCAGTGCGAAAGCGTAGAAGCAAATTGCGCGGGGAAGGATGCAACCTGTACTGGAGCGGTTGCGCTATATGTAAAAGTTTGAGCTGTAGCTGCGCCGCCACCACTGCTTAAACCACCAGAACCACTGATGTTTGTAACAGCCCTAGTCAAACCAGTAAACGTTGTTGCCGTTTTGCTGTTGTAACGGATATATTCAATTGCAGCACCTGTATTACCTGGTGCAGTAACAATCACAACACCTGACTGCGGAAAGTTAGCAGTGCTTGCAACTGTAAGCGTGCTGAGTTCTGTGTTAGAAAGAGTTGCAGCTAACGTTGTAAAAAGCGGAACAGTATTGCACTCATAACGAGAGCACATGTTGCCGGAACGCATGTAAGCTTCCGTGTTACGGTTGCTGTTAGAAATGCGGTGACAATAAATAACCTCACCGTTTTGATCTTTGAAGCCAAATCGAATTGCCCCAGCTCCGTACCAGGAGTAATCGATATACATCATCTGCATCTTTGTAAGATCCAGATTGAATCCGGTGCTTCCAGTTCCGTTGCAACGATCAAGATTCCACTGAGATTGCGGGTACCTTTCATCAATACGCTTACTAGCAATACAGTTTGAAACGTTTGTAGCAGAACGGTATTCAGGATAAATAACCATTGAAGTATTACTGCTAATCGATTGGACCAAATAGGTCATGCCTCGAATAACAATGTAGTCACCAGGAATTAACTGCTGTGCAAATTGAGTATTCGTACCGGTTACAGAACTAGAACCGGAGTTTACTGCCAGAGTTCCAGAAAGCTGTTTCGTACTGCTCCGTTTAACGGCGTACAAGGTTTGCCCATCAAACTCAAAAAAGAATCCGTTTTGTTCATCAAAAAGACCAATACGGTTGCGAGCGCCGTACCAACCAGAAGGTGAAACAATGATATCAGAACCTGTAGCTGTAGCGGCACTAGGAGTAGATGCTGCAGTGTAAGTAAAACTTAAGTCAGTTGGAACAGTTTGAACAAGAAACGTTCCGTTGTAATCAGTTTCGTTGCAACCAGTAACCACAACATAGGGTCCACCTGGGACTGGATAGAGAGTTGATGTTGAGCCAGCAGCTGCAGTAATAGTTCCAGTTGGTGCGCTTCTTACATCAAACTGGAACACAGTCGGACTAAGAACAGCTTTAACTGTCCAATTGCCATTAGGAGGGTTTGTAGTTGCTGTTGTACCTGTCACAAAAACAGGGTCACCAACAGCAAAACCGTGCGGGTTTGTCGTTGTACAGTTGATTGTTAAACTGTTATTGATGAATTGTGAATAGGTAAACGCCAGGCCTGCACCAGCGCTAACAGCAATGCCAGTACCAGAGACGTAAGACGGGTTTAAGTTGTGTGGGAATTTAAGGTTGACAGTGACAGTAGCGCCAGAAGAAGTAATCGAATCTACGTTAAATTCTGGTTTTACGCATGTACCAGTACTGAATTGAATGCCTTTACCGGACTGGTAACGGAAATAACGACGCGTTTGGCGAATCAGTTGGTTACCTGAATAAGGATAGCCAGCGGTAAAAGCAACGCCACCATCAAACGAACGGTGGATAATGGTTCCGTACGGACGAGGATAAAGGTTGGTAGAACCTGCAGTGTTATTGATTGTGCCTGTTGGAGCGTTAATTACTGCAAAAGTAAACGTATTAGATGTTGGAGTAGTACGTACAATCCACGAACCGTTAGGTGGGTTTGTTGTTGCAGTCGTGCCAACAACATAAACGGCATCACCGATGCTTAAGCCGTGGGCATTTGTTGTTGTACAGGTAATAGTTGTAGTCGAAAAAGTAAATGCAGTTGTACCTGTTAACGGAATACCCGAGCCCGTATAAAAGTTACCGCTGAAAATATACGTTTTTGTTACGTCAAAAATTGAACCAGCACTAATTGTATTAGTTGCTACATACGTAAAGTTCACACCAGCGCTGACAGTGTCTACTAGGAACCAACCGTCAGCCAAAGGATTGGTCGTACTCTGGACGTAAATAGGCGTACCGACTGCGGGAGGCGCGGTCGTCAGAACAGTGACAACGCGTGTGCCAGCGCCAGATACACCTGTAATGGTTAACGGTGTAGTAACGTCATAGAATGCACTGGGCCGGTTACTTAACAGGTTCAGCGATTCCCACTTAGTTGACTGAGTGCTGTATTCAAAGTCAGTATCGATCAGTGCCTGCGGCGTAGAAACACGCAGTTTGCCCACAGGGTCCTGCAGAGTTTCACTGGGGGCAATCGGAACGGGATTATAGAAACGATCAGTCCCGTCCGGGAACATGTGCTGAAAAGATGTAGCAGGCACTGGCTTACTATTAATCTAGGCTGTTTAAATTCTAGCAGCGTTGTCAATTAAGCAGAAATTCTTTTTAGCAACCAAGGTTAGATTTAAGCAACCATTGGAATTTTTTGTGCGCCCGCGCCCGCTCTACTGCCAAATCAAGAGTTAGGTCATCGCCAATAGCACCAGCTTGCTTTGCAATTTCAGCAAATTTATCTGCCAACAGATCAGAGTTTGCTGCCAGTGTGCCGATCAAGCCTTCCTGATCAAAGCAGTCGTCTGGAACAGCAGGAAGTGTGGAATAGTTGAGGTCTTCAACTGTTTTAGGAGCAGAAATATTCAAAGAACGAAGATGCTCAGCAATTGTATCAAGGCCATCTTGAAGCTCTTCATACATTGACTCCGTCAGTTTATGGATTGAGTAGAACTTACAGCCGATTAAATTCCAGTGCACAATATACGTCTGATTAAGCAAGTAAGACGTATCACGCAATGCTTGCACCAATGCAATGTAGCAACCTGTTTTTTTGTCTGTTTTAGCCATAAGTGTCACCATTTTTCACGATTAGCCCAATATGCAGCTGAACCTTTGCCTTTAGCAATGTTTTTAGCATGTCGAGCTTTAAAACTTGCACGTTTTTGTTTCATGCGTTCAGACTCACCTTCTTTAGGTTTGCCTGCTGTTTTTGCACCTTGCTCCCCAAACCGAATGATCTTTTCGCCGCCAGTGACATCTTTCCCGCACGCTTTAACAACATGAGATTTGGTGGGATGCCCTGGAGTGCGGACAGGTTTATTGCACTGCATGTGTGCTTTGGATAGCTTTTTTGCTTTAGCTCGATCAGCCATTGTCAGACCTTGATTACCCCACGGGCTACTTTGTCATTAACACTGTCAGGAACTTCACCCTTTGTTAACTGATCGAACCCAGACGGAATCCGTCCTTTCTGCAAGGAATCAATGCTGTCGATATAGTTAGCAAGAAAAACCGTTGAGTCGCGTTTAGCTTGCGATCCATCCGATGTAGGAATCACTGGCAATGTACGGAATAGCCGCGTCAGTTTGCGGTAGCTTTATGGAACAAGGTTTTTGTTCCATCCATTGCTTTAGTTTACCAAGCCTCTCCTCCGAGTAACATGGGTGACTATCTGTATACCAGACTTCAAGAAGAGTCGACGCTTTCGACTTGTTGCAGTTTGTACAACAACAAGCTAGGTTGTTTTTTACGTTATGACCACCTCTATGTTTTGGTAAGATATGGTCAATCGTAGCCGTACCTTCGCTTAATTGTTTATCGCAGTAGGCACATTTCCATTCCCATTCTTCAAAGATGTGCTGTCTAAATTTTCGACGCGCAAGCTTAGGACTGAGAACAATAAGATTTGCTAAAAGATCTTGCTCACAGTGGAACATGTCTGTCATGCATCCATGACAAAACTGTATGGTGCATACACCTGCCTTTTGCGCTATGCTTTTGTCGCCAGGGAGCATGGCGGAATTGGTAGACGCAGCGGACTTAAAATCCGCAGGCGGCAACGCTGTGGGGGTTCAAGTCCCCCTGCTCCCATTGCTGGATTAGCTCAGTGGTCAGAGCACTCGCCTTGTAAGCGAGGGGCCGTCAGTTCAAATCTGACATTCAGCTTAATCAATTAAAGCGGAGATGTCGTTGCAATCTTCCGCTGGGTCATACTCAGCATCCTCCAGTAACTTCAGCAAGAAGTAGTGGAGTTTGTCTGTAACCCAGCGTAAATCTTCATCGCTGACATTGCAAACGATGGCATTAAGACGAATTTCGCGGGAGGGTTCACGAATGTAATCAGCGATTAGCTCAAGCGCTCGATAACGACCTTTCGTAAACTCTCCCAACACCTCAAAGAACCTCGCTGATTGCTTCTGCTTCGTTCATTTTTTGTTCCTCTTTCTGGAAAATTTCCAGCAGCTCCAAAGCACCTTGAACTTTTAAGTACCCTTCTTTAAGAGCAAAAACATTAGTTTCGGCTTGGCGAATTTGGTTGGCAAGGTCAGCCAGTTGCTCTTTGAGCTTGGGACCCATTTCTTTGATGATTGCTTCCATAAGATCAAAGTTTTTTAAAGTTTAACCAACACCAGCCACTTCCGCCACCCTCAACAAAAAACCTGGGGTCAGTGTTCTTGAAACTGTAACGAACATTTTTTCCAGCTTCTGCGCCGGTCTTTGCCCAGCCTCCGTTAACGAGATCAAGCTCTCCATACGGGTCCTGTACCAGCCAGTATCCATCCCCATATCCAGAAATAACCACGAAGTGACCACTACCAGAAGGATCAGATACAGCTCCATGATGAAGAATACCGGCAACAACAGGTTTGCCTTTGTCGATCTGATCTTTGACATCTTGCTCATCTGCTGTCTGCGTGAATTTAGCATCAACGTTTAATTCTTTCAAGGCACAGATATGTGGGTAACGCGCTGGACTATCACCGTACTTATTGACAATCTTTAAGTAATCTATATCGTCATTAATACCAGGCACGTCTAAGTACTTTAAGCACATAGCAATGCTGCTGGATTGGCACTGGCGCCAGCCTTGAGGACCATTATCAACTTGATAAAAGTAAGGGAAGTTGCGCAGGTAACGGAGATCGCCTGTTGTAGCATACGGTTTAACTGCTGTGGTTGTTACCAGTCCTTCCCAATGTTCATCAAACACCCACCACTTACCGAGGCCAAAGCCTAATTCAAGAAGCGTGTGTTTATCTTTTTTGTCGAGCACTTTACAGCTTCGGATTGTACGTTTTGCAACAACTGAAGACTTTTCATCATTGCTTAATTCCGATGAAGGAATAGGACGTTTTTTGAACCAGGTTTTTGTGTTGCTAGTAATCTCAACTGTTCCTGTTTTTAACTCGGGAGCAGCAGAACAAAAAACTTCAACTTCTTGAGTTCGTCTACGACTCAAACCTTCTAAAATTTTTCCATCTCCTTTGTTCCAGCGGGGCAGCTCTTCTCTGGCTACTGTGTTTGGATCTTCTCCAGCATTTAGGCGCTTAAGTAGAGTGGATTGACCAAGGGCACCGGCACCGACGTTAAAACAAAAAGAAACAAGAGCATCAAACTGATGCTGATTAATTGGCACCTTAACAAGATCTTTTACTGCTTTTTCTGTACTGGCAAGATCAGCCTTCAATAAAATTTCTGCATGCGCCGACGTAATCTGCGTATTTGGTTTAACGTCTGGACCTGTGTGACCGTAACCTACAGTCCAAATCCCTACGGCATCTTTATAGGAGACGCAACGTAAACCTTCAAAAGCTTTAATTAGTTCGATTCCAGCTTTAGATGTTTTCATTAACGCAGTCAACTCAACTTACATCTTAATTGATTCAAGCCGTCTCCAGTGCGGTAACTTTGTTTTCTAAAGTTTCAATGCGATCCACTGCTTCTTGAAGTGCTTTAATGGCCATCCAATACATTTGTTGTTCTTTAACGCCGAGTTGATCAGGTTGGCCTTGTGCTGTTTTTTGGAATACTGTAATAACTTCCGGAGAAATTTCAGCAACCTGCTGAGCAATAACACCAAAATTTAAATCACTTTCATTTGACTGATCTTTGTACTGATAGCTGACAATTTCCCACTGCTTTAAATGCTCCCACGTACTGTTTGCAGGTAAAATATTTTTTTTAAGATTGATGTCAGAAAGATTGACGTTATTTGCTTGAAAATTTGCAATGCCGCCGTTAGATCGAATTGCAGCTCTTGTTGTTGCGTTATCTGTGCATAACAGAAAATCATTAACATTTCCGTTTGGAGCAGCGTTGTCATAAGCAATTAACAACCCATTACAATTTGACGCAGTACTGTCTACATTGCGAAAGGCGCATCGATGGGAACCTTGCCAACAAAACTCGTGCGTTCCAATTGGAGCTACGCTTGTACCAAGTGCTAATGTCCCATTGCCAGTCAATCGCATGCGTTCAACACTTGTAGTTCCAAAAACAAGCGGTGTTGCACCGTTTGTAAAAATTAAACCAGTGCTTGTATTTTGAAATTGAAGAATGCCAAGATTTGCATTTGACAGTCCGGCGGTGGTACTGGGGGTGGCCGATCCGTTCTGGACAATTGCGGTTCCTATAAATGAAGATGCACTGGCGTAATCTTGTACTTGTGCTTCAATACGTGCTATACCGCTGTTTGTTGCATTACGGCAAACCATACGTTCGCCGTCACCAATAACTTCAAATTTGTTTTCAGGACTACTCGTCCCAATTCCCACGCGGCCGGAGCTGTCGATGCGGAGGCGTTCGACTATACCGTCTGCAGTTCTAAACCGGTGCTCGTTACTGTCAAAAACAGCTAAATTGGCAAGCGTTGGGTGCGAACCACCGTACAATTCAATGTTTGCGCCGTTTCCTGCACCACCGAATATGGTTAAGTTTCCTGTACTGTTAGAACAATCAATAATTCGACTACCACGTATATTTACTCCAGCAACATCAACAGTTAGTGATGATGTGTCAAATGTGACTGTTTTTGTTCCATTAGAAGTAAAACCAGCAGACCCTGAAGAAAGACGGTAAAAACCTGTATCCGTATCTTGATCAAATGTAATAGAGGGAACAGTTGCAGTGCCGTCAGGGAAATTTGCTCCAACGTTGATGTAATCTGCTCCCGCTAAAATAATGCCGAAAAACGTGGCTCCTCCAGCTGGAGCATTTTTAAATACAATGTTTGTTCCTACAAGCCTAAAACCTTCTGTTGCGGTGTCGTCGGGACGCAAAACAACGCCGTTAACAGAAATCAAGCATTGTTGTGGGTTAATAGGAAACGGTACTGGAGAAGCTCCGCTGACCCTAAGTGGAAATGTTGTTGTGACTCCGTTAAAAGAAGCCCGAATATCATCAATGTTTAAGTAGCTGCTATAGGCTGCTTGAAGATTGTTACCAAGATAAGCCACGTTTTTGAGTCACACTTATTGTTCTATTGTATTTGTGGTTGACGCAGGTCGCCGTGTTATGGCGTTTGCTCTAGATAGCTTACAGAAATATCCAGGGCACTTGAAGTATCCGCACGTGCTCGCAGGATGTCATTTGAACTCAAGATAATTTTGTTACCGTTGATTAATTCAAGGGTAGAGCCGCCAGGAATAGGTGCGTTACGGATTAAGTAAACGTCGTCTCCAGTGCTTGTTACTAGATAAACATCTGCACTAGCACTTGATCCAACCTTATTGGAAATAAGAACGCTAAGAACTATAGACGTTGCTGTGGAGCCAATTGACAAAACGTTTGTTGTTGAGTTGCTTACCGCATCAGTAACCAAACTGGATTTGGTAGCCATTTTAAAAATATTGGCCATATTAGCTCAGAGCAACTATAAGCGCAAGGTTATCGGAAGAACTAAATCCTCCGGTTACAGAAAGATTTCCTGCGATAGATACATTACCTGGGATAGTAATTGCACCAGCCGCATCTGCTGTAAGTCTAGCAACTCCCCCAGTTACAATTGCAAATTGATCCGTGCCGGGGGAAATAAAACCTGTGTTCGGATCTCCAAAGAACTTTAACGCACAATTGCTTAAAGATCCTGGAAACAATGCAGAGTTGTTTCCATTTTCAAGCATAAGCGGATATCCGCCAGCTTGTGTACCGTCGTGAACAACGCAAACATGTTTTGTTGTATCGACAGTAACTTCACCGACAACACCAGTAAAATTGCTGGTTTCAGCTGTAGTGCCGCGTCGAAACTGTACTTGTGTTGCCATTTTAGAACTTTAAACCGGGCGCACCGGTAGCCGCAAACTACTTCTGAAATTCATTATAGGTTGTTAAACACTTTAGAATAGGAGAAAAAGCAAGCTTCGCGTGGCACCTGACACAATTATTGCAATCTTATCTGGTATCGCAGGTGCGGTCACTGGTTTTTCTAAGGCGTTGTCAAATTTTAATCAAAAAATCAATTCAAGGTTTGAGTCAATCGAGAAAGATTTGGACAGGCTTGAAGAGCGTGTTCTTCACGATTACGTTTTAAAAGAAGACTTTCTACGCGAAATTGAAGCCGTCCATAACAAGCTTGACAGAATTTTAGACTATCTCCTCAGTTTAAATAAAAACTGACTACACAGCCAACCAAGAAACTGTTGTGGAATTGTACATGAATAAACCAGGAACTAAATTGTCGTAGTGTAACTGACCATCAATAGGATTTGCAGGCTTGCCATTACCCCTGGAAGCAACAGCTTTTGGAGTTTGCCAGCTAGTCCCATCAAATAATTTATGGATGTAAGTACTAGATGTGTCTAACCAAGATTCACCTTTTGAAAATGAAACAAATCCTGCCGCTGGCGTATTGGGTGCAGTTGCACCAATGTAAGTAGGGCCAACTTTAATGAGCCCTGTTGAAGGCGAAGAAGTACTATCAGCGAAGAACAAACCTGGATCGCCAGAGTTGTAATTAATTGCAACTTCACCAGTACCTAATCTGATTGGGTAAGGGCGATCATAAAGAACATTAGAACGACGACCGAGAACTTGAATAGCCATAATTAAACGTTAATGTACAATCCGGCATCAACCACTGCATCCTGATCGGTCAGCGGTGAGTAGGTGCTACAGTCAATTGTACTTGTAGAAGAAGCAGGGTCAACAAGATCCCCGTTTAAGTAAGAACCACTATCAACAAGACCTGACTCAAAATTTTGATTGTAGTTGATTAAAGGTTGATTAAGCGTTCCAAATTTAATATCGTTTATAAGGGTAGGATCTACATTTAAAAGCTTGCTAAGCATTGAAATCATACGGTTTGTTGTATTTAAAGGTTTACCACTGCGGTCTAATTGATTAGTGTAATCTTTTCGAATGTTGTCAGTTACCAACATAGTCAAAAGCTGCGGATCGTAATTTGCAACTTGTTGTGGTTGATTGTAATCACCAATAATAGGTTTGTTTCCGGACCACGGCATTCCTTTTTGCACAAGCATTAATCTTTCTGCTGCTTGTTTTAACTTCTCATTCTCTTTATCAAAGTTACGATAAAAAGTATCTAGATCGTCGCCAATAGGTTTATCACTTGGCTCAAGCAACCAGTTTGAAACATATTCATGTTCTCTTAAATTATTGACAGTGCAATAACCGCTAGTTGCATTGGAAAATGGGTAAACAATTACAAAACTGTCTTTGTTTAGAACACTTGTAATTGTGTACTCGCCTGATATAGCAGAGCCGCTTGTAAAATCAAGTTGAATTTTAGTGTTTGCTTCTAAGCCGTGATCTGATGCATAAACTGTAACGTTTGGACCGGTCTGAATATAACGTGCAGTTAAAGCAATCTCCTGGTTTCCTTCATTGTGTTTAAGAGAAAACATTGCTGCATAAATGTGTTTGCACCAGCGCAACTGATAGTACATCAAGTTAGGATACGAGGTGCCTGCTTTATCTTCGTAATTTGGAAGTTGATAAAAATTGTTAATTGAAATATAACCTAAGTCAGAAAAACTACCTGGAATGTCTCGGGTATCGGTGATTGTGCCGTCTTTATTTTGGGTTTGACCTGGTTTTGTAGACGTAATTGCAGTTATAGGAAATTTTCTAGCCTGTACTTCTTTGTACAAGTTATAACCAGAGCGACGAATGTAGTCTTGACAGCCGCACTGCCAACGTAATTCAGTTGTTAAAAACCTACCAACAGCAAAACCTCTGTGGGCTGGGACAATTGTTTCTGTAATACCGTTTGCAGTTCTTGCTCCATAGCTGTCGTCTCTTTGGAAAATAATTTCACTTGTTGTTACATCTACACCTGTAACGGTATATCCTACATAGTCATCGTACCTGTAACCGGGGATTAATCTGTTTAACGTCAAGTTACCAGAAGTACTGCCGCTATCAATTGTTGAAAAAGTAAGTTGAGTTGGCGTTATTACTGTAATCTCATATTGCCCAGAAGAAACAACTCCTCCAGTAATAGAAACAAAAACTTTATTTCCAGTTGACAACCCGTGCTGTGAAGAACAATTCACAGTAACAATTGAACCGGTTCTGGAGTAAGTTGAAATTACTCCTGGATCACGTTCTACAATTCGATCGGCAAGCCGTTCTCCTGCAAAAAGAAGGGCTGGCGTAGGCAAAAAACGAAGTTGTACTCTAGTTGAAACCCAACGAGTATCGTTAAATGTTGTTGAAAGGTAGTATTTTACAGTTCCACTTGTTGTTAGTGGAGAAGCCGAAGTCACCGTAAAAGTGTTTTGCGTTTTACTTACAACAGGAAGTGTTACGTCTAATGCGCCACCAGATTGAAAATCAAGATAAACGTTTTCACCAACCAAAAACCCATGGTCACTTTTGGTTACTGTTATGGAAGTACCTACTTGAGCGTAGCTTGCGTTTATAACTTCTCCGAGATAACGAACAGCAAGAATAGGTAAACCAAATTTGTAAAAACTAAATGAGTTGGTATCTCGCATACCAACAAACTGCCCGCCTGTTTCTTGATTTATTGACGGAAAAGTAAATACACGCGCAGGGATAAATTCTCCAGGGTACTGTTGATATGCACAGTACACTCTGTAATCTCCTCTGGATTTTCGCTCTGATGCAGAAGAACCTAAAACACTTTGGGTTATTGCGTATAACTCGTAACCGCGTCTCCATCTGGCCCAAAGAGAATCTTGATCGTAGTACTTAATTCGACTACGAACTTCATCTTTATCCGGCGTAAACTTAAACGGGTTTGCATCTAATGAATATGCAGGTGATTTCCGAAACTGTTTTGGATCTTCAAAATCACCAAAAGACTTTCCGTTGAAATTTAATTTAGCTGGATTTTTGAATCCGCCAGAATTAAACGGCATTGTCTTGCATCAATAGTATCCGCCTTGGACACCTACATAGAAACCATTAGTTAGCGCAGTGGGACCGCTTACTGCTGCATAAAGAGCTTGTCCACGTTGCAACATTAAACCACGAATTTTAGGCGATGTCAGGCTGTTTGTACTTGTAAAGTTTGCGCCAGCCTGAGGAACTGGGTGGTTAATGAGAGGAAGAACGTTATTAGAGCTGAGGCTAAAAAACTGGTTATCGTAAGTTGCGGGGATGCTAGCAACAAATAAAGGAAAGAATTGGTTTGTATTTGTAAGAGTTGCTGCGTTAACAAGATAGAAACAAAAGTCAAGTGGCAGGTAAGCATTGACATTACCGGTAATTGGTCCTGAGACAGAGGCCGCTGTTGTGCCGGTAAAGGTTGTCAGAGTTACGGAAGTAACTGTAATAATTTCATCTGCTGGTAAGCTGCCAGAGCTGTAGCTGGTGTAATCCAGAACAACTTTTTGTCCAATCTGCGCGTTGTGACCAGCTGCAATTGTTACGGTAACTGTTGTTCCATTTGCAGAGTAAGTTCCCGTTGTTGGGGACTGCGCGTCAATAGCTGTGTTATTTCGTTTTGTGTATTGAAACCAAATTTCGTCAATGTATGCGCCACTGACAGATGTATCAGTTAGAGAGGAATCAACATCAAAAATTTTTGTGGCGTTGCCAACAGATGTCGGCACCAGTGTGGTAGAAAATGTTTGGCCCGAAGCAACAGTGACAAGAGTGCTTGTAGTTGCTGGACGATCAACCAGCATTGGTTGTTTATTTGAACTAGAAGACGACACTGCGTTTTACGTTTCTGATTTTTAGATTCTAGTCTAGGTCAACAGTTATGGCATTCAGTAGAGAGAAGGAACCCTGATTTCTGCTCCTCCTACAACAGGCAACAGCTCTGTGGATGGCGTACCAGTTGAGTTTATGAACGCTTGAAGGGCTTCTCCTGCCATACGCGCTTTACGAGGAGCGCCGGTCATTCCAGGCCCTGTACTGGCCGCAGATGGACGTTCGTAGGGAGGAACGTTGCGGTTCAGTCCCAGGGTGTAGCCAAGTTTAAAGTCGCCTGGCCTTGCCACGGGAGGCTCATTTTTTTTACTCCAATCGTCTGGATGCTCCGTAGGCTGCACAAAACGATTAAAGCTGCTAAGACGTCGCATCTATCCCAACCCAAATGAGGAATACACGTTGGAAGGAGCAGCAGCAGATGTCAGCATTTTATAGATGGAGTTAGCTGAAAGAGGCGACTCTTTTTGTTGCCGAAAGTTTTCTTCAATAAAAGAGGCAAGGTAGTCTTTAGAAGATTGTTGTTTTTTTGGTTGAACGTAGAAGTTGTATGTAACGTTTGTACCAAAAGCGTCAGTTAATTGAGTTTGAGGTTGCGGTTGAACAGTTGTTTGCTGTGTGGGTTGAAGCTGAGTTTCTTTTCCTCCTTTGGTGTGAAGAAGACGAACTTCGTATCCTTCTGGGGTTGTAATGCTTCCGTACCCTTTGCCAGGTTTAAAAGTTCCTGGGCCCTCCCAGAACAGCTGCTCTCCTCCTGCAATGCCGTAATCAATGCCCTTGTGGTCTGTTGATGCACCAGCCGTAGGAGCGACCCTAGGGCCGTAACCAGAAGTAATTGCAAATCCCGGAGACCACTTGTCTCCTTGTTGCCGATAGAGCGGTGTACGAGCAGATCCAATTTTTAAACGTTGTAAACCTGAGCGCCAAGTAGATGGATCAATATACTGACCGTCTTTAAGAACACGAACATCGAGATGTGGGCCAGTAGAAGGGAGAGCGTCTTCTCCGCTTTTTGCTACATATCCGACGTGCATGCTGTTGGTCATCAGCTCATACCAAAACCAAAGTTCTGAGGAGTGCTGGCGGCGCCAGCAATTGCACTGGCCATGTCAGCAACGCTTAAATTGCTACGTCGACCAAGAGCTAAGGTTCGCATGAAATCCATCGGATCAACAGATTCTTTCTGATCTTCATCTGTTAAATAGATGTTGTAAGTAATCCCGCCTGGGGTTTGAGCTTGTCTTGCAGCTAAAGGTTGCTGGATTGGTTGCTGCGCAGGTTGTGTTGTTTTTGGAGCTGTACCAAAAACTTTTTGTAGATCTTTTAAAGACTTGACCGGTTGTCCGTAATAGCTTTTACCGCTTTGCGTGGGGAACGATGCCCACTCCGGAGATAAGGCGGCCGCAACTTCTGGAGACAACCCTTCTTTTTCTAAACGTGCAAAACCACCAATTGGTTTTAAACGTTGATGCGCTAAGTACGTACCAGCAATGTCTTGCTCTTTAGGGCCAAAACCTTTTAGTCCAAGTTTTTTTGAAACAGATTGCCAAGTCGGTGTTAAAAATTGATAGGCTCCAGCGGCGGTGCTGGTGTATCCACCTGAACTGATTGCTTGATCTGGATGGCGACTTAAATCAGAAAACTTTTTACCACTGAACTGTGTTTGGTAGCCTTGAGGACCAGCTGTTCCTTCTGCGTAACGAATTGCGTTAAGCAGCTTTTGCACAGAAGGATTCTGTACTTGTTGTTGGTAAAAAGCTAGATCTTCTGCCATGACTGATGCAGCTGATGAGGATTTAGCGGAAGCTGTTGTTGAGCATAAGTCGAGTGCCAACAGCAACGTCAGCGGGGCCAGGAAGTGCTTGGATAAACTCAGCGCCTTCCCGATTAAACCGATACCTCGCTTGTTCAGGATTTCGGTAATTGGGGACATAAAGATGAAGGGCTAGTCGATCCGTCTCGTATAGATAAATTGCCGTCCAGGTTTTTAGCGTGTCCCTAAAATCAGAAGTTGCAATCGTACGATCAACGTCACCAGCGATGCTTTCAATACGATTACGAGGAACGGTGTTATTGTTCACGCTACCTGTCATGTCTGTGCGTTTTTCAGCTTCATCGCACCGACCGACCTGTTCGACAATCTTGCTATACCAGAACGAATCTGGGATGTTGTTGACAGCTTCCTCTAGCCGCGCTTGGTCACCAGCGGGGATGGATGTAGTGTTGTACCCCAGGTGCCAGCGGACCTTTGATTTAAGGAAGGTATCGAGTTGCATTAGTTTTTGTTAATGCGTTTTTGGGTATCGCAGGCTATAGCTATACCCAGTAACACACTAGCACGCGCAAATTATCACTCTACGCGGACAAGATTTTCTTTAAAAATCTCATCCCAATCGACGCGTTTAATTGCACGCAGCTGCTCTAGCTTTTGAAAACGTTCAGCTGGCATTGATGTTTGAAGATCTTTGATGTCTCGCGCTGTTTTGAGTCCAACTCCAGGTAAAGAGTCAGCAATCTGTCTTGCAGATGCTGTGTTGATATTGATGCGGACATCAAGAGGGAAAGTTTCCCGTGTTGTTGGCTTGGCTGGACGAACGCCTTCAGCTTCAAGCTGAGCAGTTAGACGTTCTTCCGTCCGAATTTTTTCGTTGGTGGCTTCAAGATGAGGCGTCAAGTCGTTTTCTTCGACATAGATAACCTCATCTTGAGAGTCCACACACATTAAGACACCGTCTCCGTGTTTAGAAACAACTTCAACGAGTCCGCCAGTCAGTTTGTATTGGTAGAGCATTCCATAGGAGTGACAACTACCAATACAATACCAACATTAACCTTGTTGCGCTACTGATCAGATGTCGTCGCCACCCACTTGGGAAGCAAAGTCAATCAGACCCTCAATGTCACGCCAAGATACAGCAGCCTGTGGGCGGATGTAGTTCACGCGGCACACCAGGTAACCAACACGACCAGCATCAAAATCAGTTTGGCTGATGAAGATACCGGCGCCGTTTACCGTTGTGGAGGTGATGGCAGTGGTGTTAAACACCTTGAAGGTGGTGTCCGAAGTTACTTTGTACATCATGCTGTTGGCAAGGTCGCCAGCAACAATTGTGCCAGTAACGCTGGACGGGAAGGGAAGACCAGCAGCCGTAACGCCAGACAGGCCCTGAGTAAACAGGGAGCTGGCAGCAGTGATGCTTGATGTAGCAGCGGCAAGACCGTTCAGCTGAGTAGCAGGAATACCAAAAGGTACGCCAGCGTTGTTAGGACCAAGAACCAGCAGCTCGGAAGTGGTACCACCAATGTTGGCGGTCACAGGATCAGCGGGGAAACCGGTAACTGTGTAGTCTTGGGCCACAGCAATCGACGCGCCTACGACGTAGGAAGGACGAGCCGAAGAGGCCGGTACCACAAGAGAGGTGCGGTTGTCGCGCACACGGTCGTCAGGACGACGATCCGGGGAAGGCACGGTGATGTCGAAGCTCTTGAAGTTAGCCCTGTCAGCAACAAGGTTGCTGATCCTGACGTAACCAATAGTTTCGTAAGCTTCAACACCTGGCCAACCAAACACACCCTCGCCGTTGTAACCAGAGAGGCGGTTAACCTGGTTGCCTGGCTGCAGAATTGCGCCAGCGTTTGATTTATAAGTAGCCATTGTTAGTTACCTCCTCAAACGATGGTGAAAGCTGCGGTGACAAAATCCTTGTTCAGGTTGGCAAAGCCAGCGTACAGTTGCCAAATCAGGATGATAAAGCGGCTGAAGTCATCGTTGTTGTTGATGAGGACCTGAGCGTTGGGGCCACCGATGCCCACGCCAACGGCCTGAGGACCGAAGAACAGAGCAGGAGGGGTTGTGTGCGAAGTCGATAAACCGTCACCGATGTCCACTGTGATGGACTTATCGGGGAAGTTGGTGGACTCAAAGAAGCGCACGCCTTCAAAGACAAAGCCAGAAGGCATAATGGGTTCGCCAGCCACAAATTGAGCTTGGCCGAACTGACCGCCACCATAGATGGAAGCGTTGGGAGCCATGGCACCCATCAGGGGGTTGGGCTGACCCATGCCAGGGTAGCGAGCCACTTCACGGAAGCCTTGGTCAGCACGCAGATCCTTCATGAAGGAAGGGTCAGCGATGCAGCGGTAGTAACCGTCAGCAAAGACGGGCACGTTGCGCTTACGCAGCTGCTTGACAACTTCCAGAAGGTCGGTCTTGACGTTGAACTTGTAACGCTCGGAAGCGAATTCCGTAGCGGTATAAGCAGTCAGAGTGGTCGAACCAGTTTTGATTTTGCCGTTGGGGTAGTAGTAACCACCTTGGCTATCAGAAGAAGCACCACGAGATTCCGATTTCGAGAACTCGTCAAGGAACACACGATCGCGCCAGCGGCGATAGTCGTCCAGCAGGGTCAGCGAACCGATGGACTGGTGGAACATGTTAAGGTTCCCGGTGTCCAGCAGCAGACGCTGAGCTGTCATCAGAGTCTCGCGAGCAATTTTGAAAGTGCTCGGGAGGTTGGAGTTGTTCGGGTCGGCAGGACCGGTGTACTCACGCAGGGAGACGAGCACTTTGTCCTTAACGATGGAGCGGCTATTAGCCGTACCAATCGTTTGGTCTTGGGTACGCTCACGCTGAGTTTTGGTGCCGGGGTTGCCCCAGAAACGGTACCGGTCTAACTGAACAGTTTGACCAGGCTGTTTAGTGAAGTCGTGGACAACAACAGGCTCGGCTGCCATTTCCACAATATAAGCCGGGTGGGGACGGTACAGCTCCGCGCCCAACAGCTTGGGAAAATCGTTCTCCTGATCTCCAGTCTCCTGAAGGGGTGGACTATCTCTTCACCCTGTAAGGGTGCCGGGCGCTAATGGCGTATTACGAATGAAGCGTCATTCACCGCCTAGTCTCTGCACCTTCCAACTACGTACTTAGTTGGCTTGGCTCAGGATTACCCTCGACTTGACGTTAGGGCTTCCCTGAATTCACCCGGTTTTCACTGATCAGTTGCCTGATCAGGCGACAACGTTGACTACTCAGCTAAGGCGTATTAGGATTGGAATCAAGTTGTTTTTATACAACATGGAACCAAAACTTGTTCCTGGATTTGAAAACCTTTACTTGAGCTTTTCTGGGACTCCTTATCAAAAAATCAATGAAGACTTTGTTGAATTAAAGGTCAGCTCATCAAGCATGTATGACAGGGTTTCTGTTCTTAAAAATGAAAAGAAAGAAAGGCACCATGTACACGTTCTTATGGCTGTGACATTTTTAGATTTAGATTTAGCTTTACACGGAACCGGAAGTGCTTCTCTTCAAGTTGATCACAAAGACGGAAACAAAAGAAACAATTCTCTTGAAAACCTTGAAGTTGTTACAAAAAGAGAGAATTACGATAGGGCGTTAAAAGCTGGGTGCTACTCTAAAAATGGTTACGCCAGTAAAGGTAGGCCAAAGAAAACATTAAGAAAGTTTTCGGAGGATGACATTGTGCAGATTAAAGAAATGAGATCAGCCGGTCTTTCTTATAGAAAAATTGCTGCTTACTTTAACTGCAATCACTTGGCCATTTATCAAATCTTAAAAGGAAAAACCTATCAGGATCTGAGTTAGCTATCGATAAACATGTTGGTAATTCAGCGTAAGTTTTAGCTGAAACCAGGATCTGGAGGATCCTTGGGTACAGTAGTTTCCGGTTTCCCGTAACCGCTGCTTGCCTGGAACTTCCGTCCCATTGAAAAAATTATAGCAACCCTTTATCAATCCAGATTATTTAAGTTCAGTAGTTTACCATCTGTGGAGCATTGTGACCGGCAAGCATATTGCCTGCTGTATACGACGTTGGCGCCATTGTACCGGTTGCTCGATAAGGATTGACGTAACCATCTGCTGGTTGCAGTGAGATAAAAGGAGCTTGCACTTCAGGGTTAATTCCAGCGGTAGCACTCATCATGCCAAGGGATGCTCCTGGATCTTCCTGTTGCGCAGTTTTTTTACGACCTTTTGATTTGCTAACTGCTTTTTTTGCTTTTGCTTTGTCCATCAGCGGTTACCTTTCTTTTGGGGAACGGGAGGCATAATACCCATGGGAAGTTGTCCACGCATCGGCATCATTTGTGACATCATCATTTGCTCACTGGCGAGCATCTGATCTTGTGTAATTTCTGTTGCTTTAACATTACGATCTGTAAACAAACCATGCTGTGGCAACGGAGATCCTGGAAGGTTTAACTTTAGGTAGGCAGCATCCAGGTTTTGTGCCATTGGAGGTTGCGGAGCACGCGGATCACCAACACCGGTTCCGTCACCCATCATCCGCACAGCAGCAAAATGATCTGTGTTACCTGCTTGAACCTGCTGTGCAAGATCGTAACCACCAAAACCAACCAATGAAGGTGAGCCAATTGGTCCGCCAGCTGTGCCAATACTGGCCAAGAACTGTTGCGTCCTGGCACCTACACTGGCTTTTTTTGATGCCATTTTTTTAGAAACAAAAACGGGGCAGCTATTGCTACCCCTTATTTTACAGTTACTATGTTTTCTAATAAACGGATTATATCAACAATCCGAGTATCACTCCATCACCATCAGCTTCTGACGGAAAGCGTCGGGAGATGCCATGTTCAGATAGCGCCAGGCATTGGAAGGATCGCGTTCGGCCAGGGCGCCAAAACCGTTCCAGAAGTCAGCAGGATTGCCTTGAATCTGAGGCTGCGGGGGAGCAGGCATTTCAGGGCGCTGAGGAGCCACAGGGCGCTGGAATTGTTGACCAACGGCTTGAGGGGCACGGCTGTAACCAATCTCTTCGTCAGGCACCGGATAGGGGCCATTTTCACCGAAGAACTCACAGGTGTAGTCAGCCAGAACATCCGGATCGGTCAGGATGGTCTCATAGGAGCGGTGCTCGTTAGAGAGTTCCTGGAGCAGGCCAACAGCTTCAGTGAGCTGCTGGTTGGTAGCAATCAGAGCATCTTCTAACTGACACGCATAGCTATTGAGAATAGCCGGCACGTCAGCACCGAAGTGATCAATGACCTGAAGACTAGCTTCGCTTACCCCGCTTGCGCGGAGTTGGTCCGGGCTGATTTCCTGCGAAGTTTGGGAATAACCGTTGGAGTAAGCCTGGTTGTTGTTGATCCCAGGCATAGAGGTCGGCATCCCCGCGTTGTTGTACTGGGGAACCGGTTGGGAATTGTAGTTGACCGGTGCGACTTGTTGGTTCGCGCTCGATTGTTGACCCTGGAACGGGAATTGGACGGGCGAACTCAGGAGCCCCACTACCCGGTTGAATGCCTCCTTGTAAGGGTTCTCCGATTGTGGTGCTGTTTGTTGGGGCGCCAGGAATTCCTGGGGGTAGTACGGTGTAGGGCTGGATTGGTAGTTGCTGACCCCCATCTGGGCCTGCATTTGCGGGGCTGGGGCCACCGCTTGCTGGTAAGGCGCCACCCATTGGGGAGACGTTGCCACCGCCGGGGCCTGAGCCGCCGTCTGTGCTACCGGAGCCGCGTAGCTGATCGGCTGGGTCTGGGATACTTGGGGTACCGATTGGATCGGCGCTGCGGTATCGGCCTGCATAGGTTACCTCTTTTTGTAGGCTTTCGAGAGTTCGGTAAAGGAAGGGAGTGAGATCTAATCTCGGATCCGCAGCCATCGGAAGATTGGGTTGCTGCGGATGTGGTGTTCGCATCTCTTGATTGATTAGATCAATAAATGCGGAGTAGGCCCTCTGTACTTCCCCTACCATTCGGAATGGAAAACCGGAGAGCATTCCCGCGATTTCGTCATCCGTTTTTGAAGGGAATAAATACTTCAGTGCTTCAATGCTATCAACACCTAATTCTTGTAGGTTACGAGTAAAGATAGATTGGTTTAATTTGTCCTGTGCAGTATCTTCATAAACGGGTCCCATCCAGCGCCAGTTAACTACCCGATCCCCGTCTGGCGCTAATCCAAGAACGCCATCAGGTACTTCTTTTGTTTCCAGGGCAGTGTCAATAGCTTTTTGAAGTTTTTTTTCATACGCTGCTTTTTGTTTGTCGTATTTAATTTGCGCAGCTTCGTCATTAGGATCTTCCGGAGGAGCCGGATATTTGATGCCGGAGGCGTACGCCAAAGACTTACGGAAAATCTGTTCCTCCTGGAAGATCATTAATTCAAAACACTTGCACACTCCATAGGTATAAAGTTGTAAGCATTTTTTCTTTGCAGTAGCACTTACGCGTCCATAAGCTGATTTAATCTCCGTAGCTGTTACATTTGTAATGCTAAGGTCATCGATACCACCTAAAGCAAGCCGGATCTCATTACGAAGTTGTTCGGAATACCGAGCTTGATCAGAGCTAACAGCATTGGGAGTAATGAAGCCAACACGATCAGTTGGCTCCAGGTTTGCAATGACTCGTGGTACACGCATGCCACTACCTGGACGCCCAATGTATCCAGGAGCCTGGCGACTTACGTTGTCTTGTTTGTACGTTGAACTTGAAAGAAAGAAGTCTGATTGGAATCCAGATTGACTGGAAATGCTGGGTCTCTGCGCAACATCATTGTCTTGGCTTTCAATAATGTCTTGCTTGGGGCGAGAAGAAAGAAGAGTAGGGTTGCCAAAGAATGAAAGGTTTGCTCTGATATTTTTAACCATTTCATCGTGAGCAAGAATTTGATTGGATAACCACTCAAATTCACCTACACCTTCTGTGCCAAAAGCATCGGGATTGTTAAAGACTTCAATGCAAGGAATAAATTCCATTGTATTGATTACAGTCTTTTTTTCGGTTATACCAAACTCCATGTTTGGCATGTCGAATGTAATTTCTTGTTCGCTGTGGAACTCTTCGATTTCTGTAGCGGTAATGCGAAGCCGCATGTAACGCTTATCCGTATTTAAACCAACACCCTGGAAGCCACGCGAAGCTTTAACTTTGTACGGATAGATGATGATAACTTCTTCTAGTTCACCTTCTGGAGAGTAATAGGTTCGATATGCGTCTTTATCAAACCAATAAAGGCGGTACGTTTTTTTGGTAGGACGTATGTAGAAAAGACCTTTTCCGTAGCACAAGAATCGATCCCAAATGGAATCGAGCCTGGCATCGAGCTTGTTAAATTTGATGACTTGTTGAATGAAGTCAAACCGTTGAGTACCGAAATTATCTTGTTGCGGATAAAACTCAACTCCCTGACGCACCCCAAACATTTTCATTTGGGATAGGTGCGCATTAACCAGCATGGTGTCAGCCGTGCCGGTACCATCGCGGTTTACGACGGCTTTGAGGATAGCGTCGAGTGCGGATTTACTACTATCGCTCATTGCTGCTTAAGAGTCAGATTATTCTTCAATATCGTAGCCAGCGGAAAGCCGTTTGAGTGTGATGATGTCATCTTCAACCTCAACTTCAAACCTTTCATTTGGTTGAAGGGCCATGTCGTGGCACAGCTCATCAGGAAGAGGAATGACTGCAGAACCGTAAGCGTCTTGCTCCAGTTCTACATTGTAATAGCTGGTAGACATTGTGAGGGTGATTTCTTTAGTTTAAATCGTCAATACTCTAACTGCAGTGCGCCTCTGGTCATTAAGCCATTGCACAACCAAATTAACGCGTCAACGCAGTCGTCATGAGAGCTTACACCAAAGTTTACGATCTCATCTGTTAAAGCGCCAAATCTGCGAAACCTGTTAAAGATGATTTTACGCTGCTCAAACAAACCCATGATTCCTCTAAACCGCGCAACTTTATCCCCACGGAAACCTTTTACTGCATGCCAGTTCATGTTGTAAAGCCCGTGTTCGCCTAAACAAATTCGTTTAAAGTCTGCCTCCAGGGATGCTTGGTATGCGACGGCTTCTGACCAAATGTCAATGTGGCTTCCTGTTGGGAAGTATTGATTCTTATCTTTGTGGATGACGCCCCATTCCTCCATCATTTCCATTAAGGCTTCCAGTTTTTCTAGGTTGCCCATAATCCGGAGACGTTTGGAATCAATGATATGAATCTTGTCTCCGACACGCCCACCCATTACAAAAACGGTGTAGTCATTACGTTCTCGTACACCAGCAGAAAGATCGACGCCAACGCCAAGTGTGTCGAATTGTGTAGCGATATTTCCTTTGACAATCAAATCTGGCGAAAGAGACAGCTCGCTGGTTTGAACAATTTGGTTTTGATACTGAAAGCTGAATGCAATGGGAGCTTGGCGGCGCCTGTCTTGCAGGTATTCCAATGACCACATTTCGGGCCAGTATGATTCTTCGTCTCCGTGCTCGTCTACGGTAATTGCTGATTGAACAATTTGGACCCAATCATTAGCTGGAGTAAAGGTACTGTTGTGAATGTCGTCGTGCCGGAAACGTGTGCCAAGGCAAATGGCGCGTCCGCCTTCAAACATAGTAGGAACAATAACTGAGTTCCAGTTATCTTCCATTGCTGATCGGATGTCGCGGTTTTTAATATCGTCGGCACTCTTGATAGCATCATCGATAATACAATTTGCTACACAATATCCACTTTTCCCCGCAAAGAAGTTATGGTTTTCTGATTTTGTTTCAAGGTCATAGACGTATTCCGGTTCAGCGCAAGTTCTTGAAATAGAGGCAATGGTAGCTCCAGGATCTTTGCTTTCTCCGCTAACTGGTGATACCCCACATGGCATTGCCTGCACAAGGTAATTAAATTTGTTAGCACGTTGTTTTTCGGATTGGCATCGATGTGGTGAACTACCAAATTGCTTCGGTTTGCTTGCTGTTTTACAGTCAACATGCGTTCCTGCGTATTGCAAAGTGCGCACTGCATATTGTCGCGTTGCAGAACAGCTTGACGCAAATCCGGTCGATTTGGTCTGCTGTTGCCGTGTTTCCAACGTGGGTTTGTTTTTCCACGCATTTTTTTGGAATGCGCCTTGGTAGCGCAAGCTTTTGAACAACACTGACGCAAATAATTGTTTGGCCGAAAAAGTGTTAAACACTCCGGGCAAATTTTTGAATTCAGTGTTTGTTTTGCTAGTCCCGCACAACTCTTTGAGCACCAAAACATTTTGGCTTTGCTTTTGCGTAACATTTGCCTCCAGTTGGTGTTCACCTGGAATTCTTGCCAACACTGCGGGCAAACTGTCTTGATCTGAATATTGCAAGCAATTGGAAATTTCAATAAGTCGGTCATTGACCTGAAGATCGTTGGCTGCAATAATTCCGCGTCCGGGGATATAAAAAGGGTGTTCCGGGGTTGCCCGTAGGAAATCTCCACAGCTTGTTTCCACGTGGATAAACCGGTTGGCAAGGCGGCGAGACACTCCGCGTATTCCAGACCACTCAAGGCAACCAGTTCTAGGGTTGAGGGTTGGAACTTGATAATTTCCTGGTGCTTGATAAATGTCATGGATTGGCACAGGCCCACGTTGGGTATGGACAAGTGTATCACCTGTCAGGCACAAATGGGAACGCTTAGAGGTCACAGCACCTTTAAGACCAGCACAACAAACAGTGAATTCTTCTTCACCGGTTGATTTAATGCCTGCAAATTTCCAATCAATACTCCAGTATTCATTGGAGTTAATTCCTTTGGCAATTTTTACCATTGGAAAAACTTCTTTGTATGCTTTGCTTTCTTCAATAATTCGTTTAATGGCCGCGCTTTTGGGACGGGCAACATCAACGGTGTATGAGATATAGAGAATTTTTAACGGTTTTTTGTGCAGAGCGTGAACACCAACTGCCCAAGCAGTATAGAGACCTAAGATTGTTGACTTTGCTGAGCCGCGAGGTGCCAGGATGTCGATGTTTGGTCCACCAATGCCGATTAAACATTCAGTGCTTTCGTTAGTACAGAGATAACGGTGCCATTCTTTGTGATGTTGTGCTGGTGGTTTGTCACCTACGACGTCACAAAAATAAGCAAAATCTGTACGTGCTCTTTCTATGTCAATATCTGTTGTTTTTTTAACAACGCGTTGCTGTGCTGCTGCACGAGCAGTACGACGGTAAACGGAATAAATGCTGGTTCCTGCCATGCCCGTAGCATAGCGCACTAATCCTTAAGACTCTTCTGACAAGATCTTGGTCCACACACCCATAGAAGCTTCCTGGAGAGGACCTTCAATGGGATCATCTCGAAAGATGGATAACATTTCACGCAATGCTCGGTCTGCGCCAGCAAGGATTAAACCTTGTTTATCAAGCAAAACCTTTTCGTCGTTCAGTTGTTTAATTGAGCCACGCAGTTCTTTTTGGAGCATTGCAATTCTCGACGTGCCCATATCTTGTTTAACCATGCCCATGTCAATGGCATCGCGTAGCTTGGCGATGTCACTTTGCATAGAATCAATTTCGTCTTCTAAGATAGCGTTAAAGTTTCGTTTTTTGTATTCGTTTTGCGACCACTCATTGCACTCTACAATGCTACCTGTAAACCCGAGAAAACGGGCATACAGGTACATTTGAATTGGAGAAGATGTACGTTTACAAAATGCAAGAAAGGATTCGCGGTCTTTGTCGGTTAAACTTTGAATCCAGGTTTTCATGCACGGTATTGGCCTTGGGCCTGTTCGTAATCTCTGTTCTCTTTATAGCGCCTAAACATCTCTTGTTGCAAATCAGTTGTGCGTTGCTCACCAGCGGTGGTCTGGATGCCTTTGCGTTGCTCTTCTCCGGAAACACGAGTGGTTGACCGCTCTTGTTCGCCACGTGCACCAATTAAACGTTCTTCGCCGCCATAACGCTCAGCTTGAGTTGCACGCTCTTGTGTTCCAGATTCTCTAAGCAGTCCGGTTTCTCCCAGGTAGCGTTCCGCTTGGGTTTGACGTTGCTGCGCTCCAGTAGCCCCAATTAAACGTTCTTCACCGGTGTACCTTTGAGCCTGTGTTTGACGTTCTTGTTCGCCGGCTGCTGCATAACCTAAACGTTGTTGCTCGCCAGTAACGCCAATTGTGGCACGTTCTTGCGTTCCACGGGCACCGACCAATCGTTCTTCGCCGCCATAACGTTCAGCTTGTGTTGCACGCTCTTGCGCACCAGAAACGGCGATTGTTGCACGCTGTTGTTCACCTGTTGCACCAATTAAACCGGTTTCACCAGCATATCTTTGAGCTTGGGTTGCACGTTCTTGCTCCCCAGCTGCTGCATAGCCAAGACGTTGTTGTTCACCTGTTGCACCAATT